ATAAAGCATGGGAAATTTCTGAAAAAATATCACCCATCAAGCAGATAAGACCGTCTTTGTAGTTAGATATATCCCCAATACACAGCTTTGGGACCCCAGAACTATCTATGTTTTTATTGCTTAATGAAACTAGTCTAACGAGATTTTTGTACCCCTTCTTGTTTTTTGCAAGAAGTGTTAATCTAGATGCAAGACCGTCACTTCTGGATAAATCGAATTCAACACCAATTATTGGTTTTATTTTTCTTGATACGGCCTCTCTAACAAATTCAACTACCCCCTTCATGTTATTGTGGTCCGTCATACAAACTGCTGGAATGTTATATTCTTGGCACCCATCCATTAGGTCCACTATTGAAAGGGAGCTATCAAGTAAAGACCAGGATGTATGTACATGTAGCGGAATGTAAGTCAATTGAATATATTCCTTCTATTAGAAGTAAGGTTTACGAGTTTAGGGTCAGACATCTTTTGGCTGCGAAGTTCATCTACCTTTAATATAGTCTTATCTATGCCATTGTGTACTAAATAATAAAAAATATTATCGCACCAGCAGTTTCCGTTACTTGCTTTCTCTTTGCCAAAGCTGCACACTTTATTGCATTTCCAGGAAGATTTTCGCCTTTCTTCCTTTATTCGGGATGGTTGATGGTTATTCAATATACAATTAAAATGATCCTTTAAAATTTCTAAAGTTCTGTTTCGTTCATTATCATCAAATGTAAGAGTGAACGGGCCACCCTGGTTAACATAATGCATGGTTAAGAGACGGTGTTTGTATTGCGGATATAAAATATATGACGCTAAGTCGTACATCCTAAGTTGTATGTCGTTATTAAATAAGTAATCATAGTCTTTTAGCTTTCCGGTAACCCAGCAATTTCTTCTTCCTGTTTTCCAGTCTATTATTTCTATGGTATCTTTATCTAATTCTGTAACAAGATCCATAGTGCCACGAAGCTCTCCGTTTCCAGCAGATATCTCACCACTAAGCACGTCGTAAAAAGTATAATCAAAGCCTCCGGAAAGAACAGGTAACCTGAATTGCTTCTCAATATCAAGTACTTTTAGACCCAGGGGATTGTACACGGAATCCACGACCTTGTTTATGGTTCTTTTACAAAACCTTTGATCGGCATCGGTTAATTCAAACGCTGTCCCTTCTTTGATATATCTTTCCCAACATATCTCTAGAAGATAAGCAGGATCACGAAACTTACCCATGTGTCCAACCTTGCTGGCTTTTGCCATTAATTCTAAAACATGATGAACGATTGTACCAAGCATGGCCTTCTTACCTGACGGGCTTGGTAGGCTCAGAATGTATTCAAGAAAATACTTGAACTGACAATCTTGATATGTGGTTATAGAAGACGACCTGAGGTATTTAATATTCATTGACTACTAGTTCCCTTACGTCTACTACTATAACTTTTTTGCCTTGGATTTCTTTTGCGTAATTCAAACAACCAAAAGCTCTACCCGACTGTCTTTTATCCCACACTATAATAACTATTGACGCCTCGTCAATTACAAGCCTGTCTCTAAACTTTATTTTCTTAGGGCTGTAGCTACCGTAATCTGAAAAGATAACATCTTCTGCATTGTCGATAAGGTGATGATACCTATCTTTAATAGGTTTTGGCCAGGCTAATTCTTGACCTTCAAAAGGTATATACGCAGAATATGGTATTTTTAATGATTCGCAAATGTGGCAAAAATTCTGCTCTATATCACGAGAAAGCCCAGACAGGCAAGTGATACCCTTCCTCCTTTTTAATCTGGTCAGTATTTTTTTGATAGATCCGTCGACGAAATTTTTCACATTTTCGTTTTCGTAATAATCAAGAATAGCAGACCCGTTATTTGCTATTACTGCAACTTTCATGTGTTAAAATTTCATCCATTATTTTTTCTAGTTCTTTGTTTTTTTGTTCGATGGTCATGTCCGAGTTTTCTATTACCCAAGTATTGCCAACATTACAAAAGTTATAATTATCTAAGGCAACTTCACTCCTGTGAAAGTTATTAATAGGGTTTCTTTCTAGCCTTATTACAAAAGTTTCGTGTTCTGAAAACGCATCGATTTCATTGGGAAATCGTGCGTCTGATATTATTGCTATATCCGGAGACTCTCTATTAATCCTGCTTATGGTAGAGTTTACCCAGCAGTTTGGCTCAAACTCTCTAAAGATATTCGTACCCCAAACCTGAAGCAGCTGCCTAACTGTCATATCGCTAGACAGTGTGCAATCATTTAATTCTAAATCGTTATGCATTATATTATTTATCCTGCTGGAAGAAAGGGGGAGGTCTGACCATTTGTATTGAGTAGGCAAATCTTTTTCTTCGTTATCACCCCAGCATAATCGTTCTGGGATATTAAACAGCTCTGAACACAATTGTTTAAGAGGGTCCGCAAATGCGTAAATTTTCGATACCATACCCCAAGAACCAACCACTGTGTTTATAAATTCACAAGATGTGTCTTTGCCACTCTGAGCTTTTCCGGTCAGGATAATTATTTTACTACTCATAAGGCAACGCGTTCCATTCTACCAGTCTTGGTTTTATATATTCTGTATATTGCTTGTCGCTTATATCGCCTGGGTCGCAATCGACAACCCCAGTCAAATCTTTAAATTTAAATTCATCGCCCCCTTTTTTTATAACGCTTTTGGAAGCAGACTTACCAGAAGTATCACTATCAAAAAAAGTAATAAGATTAATACACCCAAAGTCTTTTAGGATTTTTAATTGGCACTTGTTTAGATTTACACCAAGACATGCGACGCAATTTTTTACACCGAGTTCCCAAAGTCTCCATACATCAAACGCTCCCTCGACCACCACAACTGCATTTGTTTTAAATATAAACTCTTTAGCTTTGTCTATATTATACAACTCTAGATGTTTTTTAAATGTTCGGGGGTATATTTTCCATTTAGGGTACCCGTGGGTAGGGCAGTTAAAACCCTCGCGATGATATTGGTTACAACTATCACATTCAGAAAAGTCAGACCTTCCAGTGAAGCCAACTATTTTCCCATCGGTATTCCTTATGGGAACCATAATTCTTCTGTCATAATCTTGTCCCGTATCACAGAGTCCAGCATTAAAAAATTCAGCTGTATCCAAACCGAAGGACCTACCTTTTATCGAATCAAGGTTCTTGCTCAAATTTAAAAGCTTGCTCTCATCTATTACCTTATTAGGATCTGGAATACTTGATGTGTTATGCTCAGCTTTGGCAGATAAAGATACTATGTCTAGTTTTTCCTGATTAATAATATCTTCAAGCCAGTTTATAGCTTCAAGAAACGGTATGTCTTTCATACCCATAACCAAACCAACAATATCGTTGCCATGTTTCTCGTGACATCTATGACTAAAACAAGACCATATATTTTTATTGGTATTGTAACAAAATGCGTCTGGCCTATCTCCACCATGAACTGGACAACTTTGTTGAACACCGTTTATGTTTATGTTATCGAATCCTAAAGTTTTAAGAATCAAGGTGTCGACAGCAACCGCTGCTTGTTTTATCTTTCTGACTCGGTCAGATTCGACATCAGAATATAATGGTTTCTTTTTCATTGTTTTCATTAATTGTTTCCAGGGAGTTTGTTTCATCAAGGGCCTCGTAATTAAATTTGCCTTCAGTAAACTTACAGCATTCAAGGTTTGATACTAAATTTATATATTCAGAACTAGCATCCATTCCTGCGCCAAATCTCGTTTCAACTACAATCATTTTTCTATCGCCGTTTGAGAGAGAGTCTCCGGCAGCAATGTCTTCATCGGTTTTTCTTTTAAGAAATGTTAGATTGGTGCATAACCACAGAATCCTGTCGCTTGCGGATACAACACCTGCGTCTTCTCTATTTATACCATCTCTATTAAGTTGTACCGCACTGAGAACCGGAACATCGTATTTGACAGAAAAGTTGTGCAGCTTGGTTACGATATCGCCAAGGTGTTGGTACTCTTGGTGCGACCCAAGTTCATCAAGATTCATTGTTTTTAAATAATCCAACACTATAAGACAATCGTTAATTCTTCCATTCTTGTCTCTTCCAACGACTGTGTTGACCCATCTCCTCATGAGAGAGAAGTATTCTTGAGGGGTTTTGCCTGATATATTTACGTGATCGAATCTCTTTCCCCGTATTTCTTGTACGGCTCTTTCAACTGCATTTTTAAGGTTAGCCTTAGATGAAAACTTTCCTGTTTCCACAAGGTCTTGACTGACTCCCGAATTGAGTGATACCCATTTTATGGTTTGGGTTTCCTTTGTCATTTCTGTATCTAGGTATAACACAGGTACACCTTGAGACACAACGTTCTTGGAAACATTTAGACAGAAGGTGCTTTTTCCAATCTTAGGTCTAGCTCCAACAATATTTACCGAACCTCTCCTAAAGCCACCACCAATTGAATTGTCGTATCTTGGAAATCCAGATGGAATCCCAGGTATGTCTACGGGATTCTCAGCAAGGTGTTCTATATATTTTTGGGCAAACTCGCCAACATCTGTTACAGAGTCCTCATTTAATATATCTGGAATAAAATCAAGTACAGATTTTTCTGCGCGAGATATAACATCTGACAACTTGGACTCAGAAGTTACTGTTTGGAGGTATTTGTCAAATCCAAAAAGGCGACTTTTAAATTTTCTTACGACGGACCAAAACCTAACACTATCTATAAAACCCTTAAGTTCATTTTCTGTCATACTCTCGTCGCTAGAATCTTTGAGATCTCTTACATATTCGTTCGATATTAAACTCTGAAGGCCTAGTTTGCTTGAAGAAGATACAACGGTATCTATTGTAACAGAAGAAATGTCCAGCTCGGAGCATACATTTTCCACGCAAGAAAAAAGAGCCTGGTGTTCAGGCGAATAAAAATCGCTCTTATTAATAAACATGTTAGCGAAAAAATAGCTTGGCGAACCCTTTTTTAACAGGTGTCCAAGTATTACTTTTTCACTATAGTTATCAGAAAACTTTTCCATTATGCTCCGTGAGTCCTACATCGATTGCATCTTATTTTGGAAGAAGACTCTAATCTTCCCGCGGGATACTCTTTGTTGAAATCGAATTCTGTTTTGCAAACTTCGCATGCTTTCATGTTGGGTTCATACGCAGGCCTTGTCAATCTTGGCTTAGACTTAGAATGTTTCTTCATGGCTTCCTCGTATTGCTGGTTCTCAAACTCCGGAAAAGAAAAATCACCAGAGGATATAAAAGTTGTCCCCCCTTCTGATTCTGCTGGAGAAATGCTTGAGTCTACTGCGGTGGCCAATTCCATTTCCTCAGTTGTTCCAATTGGTTCTTTTAAGTCCATATTAAGTTCGTCCATCTGTCCTTCATACAAATCTACATTTCCATATATTAAGTCTTGTAAATGCAGCATATTATCCATAACGATGTCAAGCGCTTTCTTTAATGTGTCGTCTACTGGCATGTTGGCGTCCTCTATCTTTCTTTCAGGGGGGTCTTCTTCGTATATCAATGAATAGTAACTTTCAATTACACCCATGTCATTATTTATAATAGCGTTTTCTAGTATATCTTTTTTATCCATTGTTTTCATTTTCAAATACTCCATTTAATTGTGTTATTAATCATTTGAATCACCATCGTCAATTAGTAACTCTTCTTTCTCTTCTACGATGAAGTCATCGTCGTCAATTTTTACTGTGGTTATTTTTTCTAATTTCATACCTATTTTCCAAATGCCAAATTCTTTACACACGATGAAAGAAAGTCGATTTTCCTGTCCACATCTTCTATTGAAGACAGCTGTGTTTCGCATAGAGACTTTGTTTCCTCTAGTTCTTTTGCAACAGGGTCGTTTCTTTTTATAATAAGACTTTTTTCTGCTAGACCGTAGCCGTTTGTGTTAGGAAGCTCCCTCCCTATTATACTATTAATGTTAGCGTTACACCAGGATATGTTAGATTTTAGTCTGTTAATTTCACTCTTGATATAAAGACCATATTGTGCAAGCCTAATAGCGTCTATTGAAAGGTCTTCTTTGTTTGCTACCTTCATGTAATCACGACCCATTGATAGCAGAGTTTCTACTTCGCTTGGTATTTGCAAAGAGGAAAGCTTAAGGGTTTCCTTAAAATCAATCATCTTTTTTCTGATATCGTTTTTGTCCATCTTATTTAAACCTCTTTATGGCATCCTCTTCTGAGTCTATGTAAACCAAATCTATTTCATTCAGTTGACAAAAAAATTCTTTTTCCTCATCTCTTTTCAACTGATCATCAAAAGATGATTTTGTTTTATGAAAGAAAGGGGTAAATTTTTTGTGCTGTTTTCCTTGCACTTCTACCGCCAGCTTTCTCATGGGCAAGAAAAAGTCCAAAGATAATCTAGATTTAGGTAATGTTATATCTTCTAATATAGGATCTAGTGGGTATTTGTTTTTGATAATTTGCCCAACCCTATATTGTAAGTTTGATTTGCAGGCAGCTTCGGCCTTAACAGGCCACTTGCTTTCTCTTGTATCCCAAGTTTCCCAATCTCTAGTTTTGGCGTTTTGAACTCTCATTATTCGGAGACTATTGTCATAGACCTTATACTTGAATAAAGACCGTCATATAATTCCTTGTCTTTTCTCAGTTCGTCTATCATTGCGAACTGACCCTGGCATTTAATATCTGTACCATCGATGGAATACCATGCACCAGACCTTTGGATGAGACCCATCTCACAAGCCACATTAAATAGATCCATATGTTCATCTACACCTTTGCCGTAGATAATAGGGACGGCGACAGAACCTCCTGGCGCGCCAAGCGCAGAAGATAAAACATTAAAATGGGCAATCTGGCCAATCGAATTATTATTCTTATCAGATATATCTTGTTTCCAAGGTGCCTCGAGCCAAACTGAAGCACCGTATTGAGTAGCATTACCTCCAACTGTTGCGCTTTTCTTTCCCGGTCCAGGGTTTGGATTAGCTATCATATGTGTGAGGGCAATAAAAGTTGACTGAGTTACAGACAGTATCTGACTGGTTCTTCTAAACATCTTGTACATCAAAGATGGGACGCCTGCCATTCGTACGGAATCACCTATGTTAGACTGAAGCTCAGCTTCAGGGCAAAGTGCAGCAACTGAGTCTAGTATACACACACACTTGTTATGATCCTTAAGAGTTTGATAAATCAAGTTAAGGTAGTCTTCTGCGGTTAGAATCTTTTTCTCGTTAGATTTTACGATATTAAAATTATCCTTGTTTATTTCAGGAAAACAATCAATGAGTTCTGACCTTAGCCTTCCTTCAACATCAAAAAAGAAGACCTTTTTTTCTGGATAAAGTCTGTGGCATTGCTGAACATACTGTAAGGCTAGTGTCGTTTTTCCCACCTTAGGCTTTCCGCTAAGCAAAACATTTACTCCTTCTGGTATACCTCCAGATAGAGCTATGTCTACAGATAGGCAAGCAGGAATAATTTCACCCTGTGTTTCTAAGAGAGCAGAGGACGGGATAAGAAAATCTTCTAGTGCTAGATTGGCTGATTTTGTTGCCATTTATAGCAACCCGCTTAAGTCTGATTGTTGAGACGGCCTATCTTGTTTTTTAGTTACCAATTTCTTGTCGCTGCTTTTTTTTCTCATTGCGTCCTCTTCTTTTTTGTATTTAAGTTCTAAGTTAAACAGGTTGTATATAACGGTTTTTTGCTTGTCAAGAGGAAGATATCTCAATGTTATAATTCCTCTATCTTTAATATAGGCTATTATCGTTTTTGGCGAGAAGCATTTTAAAAGATTTTTTACATATGATATCTCCACTATGTAATCTTTTTGTAGTTGCTTGAATTCTGGATATTCGTTTGCTACATCCTTTTTCCAAAAAGCGCATTTTGGTTTTGATGATCCGCTTTTTTTTGAGTGCCACTCTATCTTGTTGTTAATAATAAGCTCTGTAATATGGGAGGATATCCCAACCATAAGCTGTGGAACAAACATACTCTTATATTCTTTTGTTTCTGTCATTTGTGTTACTCTTTATAATAAAAGGGGAAGATGGATCGATCTCTCTTTCCTCACGATTATAGCAAGACATGTGTTCATCGTACCAAACAATTACCATTTTATTATCAACCTGCCAACCGATGCCGCAGTGATTAGACGTTTCTTCTCCAAGCCAACCAACACTTTTATTAGAGAAGAATATATGAGGAGAATATTCTCTTTCAGTATTTGCGCCATTAAAAGAGGTGTCTCCAGTGATATTGTGTTTAGAAAATAAATGGAGCCTTTTTATACAAAGGCCCCCGTCTTCTACTTCTTTTTTTGTCCTGGCCCATTCGGTTTCGCCTTCAGAGTGATGGCAATCAAACCACATCTCACCATTGCTAAACTCTAAACACCAAGACAGCTGTTGAGTTCTGTCAATGGTTTTGTTCATCAGTTTATGCCAACGCCCTTTTGTGAATCAGACACCTCAGACTG